ACGAGCGATCCTCGACCACTTCCGCGCACACTTGATAAGGGGTGAGTGGATCAACTTGTCCGCCGAGATAGTCGTCAAGCGCATACGGGAAGTCCTTAAGGCGCGATCCTACGGGGCGCAGACGCTCGACGAGCTTGAAGTGGAACAAGCCGACCGCCGCAGAACGCAGGCGCGGGCGGCGAGGAAGCGGCAGCCGCGTGTACTCGTAGCCCGCAAGCGGCGTGATGGGCAGTCTTACAACCCGCCACGGCGGGAGTGGACATCCTGGATGACGGCAGCGTCGCGCGAGCAATGGGGCTAGGATCATGGCTTGTCTACCGGGGGCAACATGCGCGACCCGGGGGCAACATGCGCGACCCAGCCGAGGATGTCGTCCAGGTAGCGCCCGAGGGCGAAGCCGGCGGCCATGCACAGGAGCATGGCGAGCGCCAGCGCGAGCCAGCGCAGCCACGGACGGGGAGGCGCGGATACGTGGGGTATCCGCTCCAAGCCCGGTATGTGATCGAGGCTCACAGGACCTCGTAGCGGCGGTAGCTGCCGCCCATGACGTAACGGTAGAGGCCCTGGTTGGCCTTGTGGCACTCCAGGGCATAGGCGACGGCCTGGCCGATCATGCGAGGCGGCCAGGCAGCGCAGCGGCGGCGGATGTCGGCTTCCACTTCGCTGTCGGGGGTGCCGACGTGGACCCGGCCCATGAACCACTTCAGGTCGTAGCGGGGGAGCTTGTCATCCCACCGCTTGCCGAACTCGTACTTGGACATGGCTTCCTCCTAGCTGTGGGTGTGGCCGTCGTACTCGATGCCGATCCACATGCCGCACCACGGGATCATGACGCAGCCCACCATGTGGGAGTAGGCGGCGCGGCGACGGAAGGCGAGATAGGTGGCAGCCCCATCGGGGCTGCGCTGGTAGAGGGCCAGTAGGGCTTGCTGTTGGGCTTTGGTGAACATGGCTAGGCTCTCCCTTGCTTGCGTAGTTGCAGACGATACTCCGACATGTCCCACAGACACGGCGGGACGAGGACGGGCAGCCCCCACGAGGGGCGAAGCCCGGAGTGGAGGATCAGGAGGTTGCCGGTGCGCAGGTAATGGGCGGCGGCGCAGTGCAGAACCCACATGGTGCGTCCCATGGCTAGGCCCGGGTGCGGATGCGGGTGGCGGGGATGCCGGCCTTGGCGAAGAACGTCCAAGTGGCGCGGCGGTCGGCATCGGTGGACATCATGCAGCGCATGATGATGCGGGCACGCTGGCCGCCGGAGAGCTGGTCGCAGCCACGGGTGTCGGCGAACAGCGTGCAGAGGGTATCGATCTGGCTGTCGGGTAGAGAGGCGGCGGCTTCGATGACCTTGGTGGCGATCTTCATGGCCTGGTTCCTGTGTGAGAGCGGGGGGATTGGTTCCCCCCGCATTGGTTGGGTTCAGTCGTTGTGGATGGTGGTGAGGCCCAAAGTCGACAGCGCAATCATCCGCACGAAGTCGCCGACGTGGCCGACGGCATGTATGTCGCGCATCCAATTGAACGCCGCCTGACCGTTGGGGCGGATGACGATGCAGTCACGGGTCCACAGGACGGTAATGTCGGTAGTGGCGTCGTCCCGTGCATCTTTGCCGAGTTGGTCTGTTACTGTGGTCGTGACCTGGTTCCTGTGTGGTTACTTGTGGGTTACTTGGTAGGCGAACGCCAATATTGGGCGCTTATGGCGAAAACTTGTCGATGCGACCAAGTGTCGCAGATTTAAGTCGTTGGAAAGATTGAGGTTTTCGGTCGAAGTAAACGCAACGGTGGCGTTCCGTTAGCAGGCTCGCCAGCCAACATTTTGCCGAGGGCCGGCGGCGATTGATGCGTCAAGGGGGCAACATGCGCGACCCACCCGTGGCAGGGAGGGCTTGACGGTGAGTCTAAGTCCCGCTACTACCTCACAGAGGTAGTAGCGGGAGGGGGCAACATGCGCGACCCACCTGTGGGGGAGAGGGGGCAACATGCGCGATCCACCCCCACCCATGGGATGGGGGAACGCGCCCCCATGCGAGGCGAAAACCTGGCTAGGTGACAGGATGTCGCACCTGTCGATTGTCCAAGTGGTTGAAGTTGCTGGCCGATTGGGCGAATGGAACACGCCGGGAGCGTTTATTTGGGGCTGGTTTTGGCGATGCCGTGGTTGACTGGTTTCGCCAAAGGGCATTCCGCCCCGAGGCCATAACCGAAAGCACAGGTCGCCATGATCACACCGAAATGCGAAGGCAATACCCTGACCCTCGTGGTTGCGCTGAACGTCAAGCCGACGGCCAGCCAGTCGGGCAAGTCCCGGATCGTCGCCAAGACCGGACCGTTCGTCGAGATTTCGACGCCGTTCGGCATGGTCAAGTACAACCTCAACGTCATCACGACGGATGAGAACTACGGGAAGGCGCCCGCCAAGGCGTAAGACCCCAGAACTGGCCCGCCGTGTGCGGGCCTTTTCTTTGGCCGTCGTGAAACGCTACAGTGGCGTTGCGTTCCCTGGCAGAAAACGCACCAGGGGCGGATACCCTAACAAGGCGCTAGGAGGCTTCTAGGGATGCGTGAAGGCCAATTAGCTACCACGGTAGCCAAGTCTAGAGGCAAGGTGACAAGGGAGGCTCCGGAGAGCCTTGTTGACGCGTTTCCGAGTATCATTCGGGCAGCTGTTGTTGCAGGGAAGGTGATAGCAACCCGTCATGTTCTACCTACCAATCCCAACATGGCAGGGGGACCACTACTACCACCAGAGCCCGGTGCAGCCGGGATAGCCGGGCTCCGATCCGACATGGCCGATGGCAGCCTGTCGATACGTGATCTAGAGGGGATGACGATAGGGGAGCTATGCCAACGCTACAGGGTATCCCGTGGTGTAGCATGGCGCATGCGGCGTCATGTGCTGGCCTATGGCCTAGGGGGGCGGTGCAGGCTACCGGGGGGGAGACCCAGGGAGGTCCCCCTCCCTAGGCTCGGGCCAGTGACAGATCCGCGCGCGTAGCGCGCTCGCACATGCGGATGGGGTGAGGATGGTGGATGATAAGTGTCCGCCACCCGCCTATTCCCCGGGTGAAATTTCCGGCCCTCCCCACCCAACCGTTAGTCCCAACTGATCGCACTAGGTCGTTGACTTCGGACCTTCTTTCGGCCATGATATGATCGCTTTGCTCGATTGGCGAACCTCGTCAATCCCTTGAAGCGAAAGGATCATTTCATGGCTGACATACCTGGATGGCTCCAGTCCATCATCGACCAGGTGACCGCCGCCCCCACAGACGCGAAGGTCGAGACACTTCTCCAGCTTGTCGACAACGAGATGCAGCACGGCCTCGGTTTGACCGCCCCTTCTGCCGTCACCGCCGGCCTCCTGGCGGCGGCCGCAGCCATCGCAACTGCCATCGCGGCCGCCCCTCCATCTGGTGCCGGAGCCACAGGAGCCACGGGTGCGACCGGGACCGCCGCGTCAACCGGCACCACAACTTCATCCGGTACCACATCGTCACGCTCATCCACCTAAGCCCCTACTTGAGGCCGCTTCGCTGGCCGGCGACTCACCATCTCCGGCCAGCACCCTTCACAAGCTAACAGGAGAGTGCCGTGTCGACTGCTTTTCCTGGTATCCGGGGCCAGACCCCGCTTGACGACCTCCTAGACTTCAGCGGCACGGTCGCTGCCGGCGGCACGGCGCAGCTGTTGCTACCACAACAGCCTCGCCGTCTTTCACTGTCGGTGAGCGCAGTTGATGCTACCGACACTCTCTATTTGGGCCTCGGACCAGCTAAGGGAGTGGCTACCCTGACCTCGGGGACCGTCTCGGCCATCGCAGTTAGCAACGCCGGCGTCGGCTACACGGTCGCACCCCAGGTCCGCATCCTCGGCGGCGTGGTCCAGGGCGACTACGAAACGGCCCCCGGCTCGACCAACCTCGGCGGAGCCTCCGTACCCGGCAGGGTTGCAGTCGCCCACGCCACTATCTCAGGTGGAGCCGTCACGGCCATCACCGTCGACGACCCCGGTGCCGGATACTTGGTCGCCCCCCTTATTTACTTGGAGAACCCTTGGCCGGCGCTAGGCGGCGGAGCCTATGCGCCCGGCGTGAATAATGGCATCCCGATCCCGATCAACACCACCTTCACCTTTGACGGCAGCCTGCTCGTGCCCGGTTCCGCCGTCGCCATCTTCGGGGCCACGACCGGCGACCAGTTCCACGTGAAAGTCGGCGGCCTCGTTTGATGACTAAGGGCTACCGCACCCTGAACCAGTGGCTGGCTTCGCGGCCACCCGCCGTGCGGGCGCTTGCCGCCGAGTTTCCCCTGGGCACCCGGCTCGATGCCGACGGCACCACATTCTGGGTCGCCGGCTACACTGAGGACGACACCCTTGTCGTGACCCGCATCGAGCCGCCGTGGGTAGGGAAGTGCTACGACATGATGATGAAGAGTCGACAGTACGTCTGCGCCGCCCATGTCAGGGAGCACAACACATAACAACGTTCGGCCTAAGGTATTGGAATGGCTACTTCCACTTCCATGTGATGTGGATGAGCCTCTCCCCTCCCTACGGGTGGAAGTCATCTCGCATGCGCAACCGTTACCGCGACCTCGACAAGGCCCTCCGTCACCTCTCTACCAAGGACGCCGTCGTCATGATCTTCCCAGTGTAGCTCATGCTTACCATCCCGCTCATGTACGAGGATGCCGAAGTCTGCATCCTGCCGGCCGACGATCACAACCCGCCGTTGATGATCCATGTCACGGAGTATGTAACCCTTGAGCGTCTGGGCGACGGCAGCCGGCTGGTAAAGATCACTATGCCGGCGGGCCGCGAGTGGGCGCTCCTGCCCGCCGACTTGTTTAGCGACAAGGTCCAATAATGGGAGGTCTAGCCATCTTGACGTTACTTGCATCTGGTCCGGCGGCCGTACTGAATGAGGCCGGCTGCCTCCTGCTCGCTTCGCTCGCAGTTGAAGCTTGCGGGTCTGGGTGCTTGCGCCGACGGATGGGGCCTCGCGCCCTGGCACAGCGTAATGCCAGGGATGCGCTGCACAAAACCAGCAGCAATCGCAGTATCAGCAAGCTGGAAGAAGCACAGGCAAAGAAGCAGCCGCAGCGGTACACACACCGCATGCATCGCCGGTATCCCCTCCCGACCAAGATTGGTATAGTTGGCTGTACCTGATCGAAGTTGGGAGGGGTGATACATGCCTATGATCCGCCGAGCAGCCCCGATTGCCCCACCAGTTGCAAGTGGCCGGGGCCTCCGCAACGCCAAGGTCACGGCCCCCGTTGTCAACGCTCTGATGAATGCCGCCGCCCGCGCCCCCGCCCGAGGCCGCCGCAAGGGCCGCCGATCCCGCCGGGCCGGCCGCAAGAGCTACTAGGTGCCTATCTTCTTAGAGGACCGCCTCAAGAGACAGGCATCCAAGCGAGGCCTGAAGGGTCGAGACGCCGCCCGCTACATCTACGGCACCATGAACAACCGTGGCTACATGCGCGGCAACAAAGTAACCGCCAAGGGCCGTGAAGCAGAGCGCAAGCACCGCTCCCACCAACGGTCGAGACGGCGCACCAGGAGGTCTTGATGTCTCTTGCGCATGACGACACCCCCGTCGCGCAGACCTACATGACCCGCGAAGAAGCCGCTGCTTACTTGTCCGAGCGCCTCCGCGGCACCTTCAACGCCAAGCAAATCTCCAAGTGGGGCGACAAGGGTCCGCGCTACCGGCTCTTCCGTGGCAACAAGGCCGCGCGAGGCGGCGGCTGGGGCCGGTGGGCACTCTACACCGCCGAGGACCTCGAAGCCTGGATCGAAACCCAACTCGTGGAGCCGTTCCCCAATGGAAGACCTGACGAGCATTCTGCCGGCGAAGCGGGTTAACCGGCGTCGAAGTAAACCAACCCTCGACCTGCCAGTCTCCGAGCAACTGCTTGCTGGGACGACTCCCCAATGGAGATCCCTGTTTCAGGTCTTCCTCGACCACCTCACCATCGAGAGCCGGGAGACGGGCACCACCACTCTTGGCAAACATCTCTGGGGATCGCAGACCCGGGTGCTCGACTTCTTGGCCGCCGGCATGGATGAAGGCATCCGCGACTTCACCATCCTCAAGTCGCGTCAGCTTGGCGAAACCACGATCTGCCTAGCCATCGATCTTTTCTGGCTCTTCCTCTATCCGGGGATCAACGGCTGCATCCTCATCGACGACGAGGGCAACCGCGACAAGATACGGGTGATCCTGCGCCAATATGCCAACGGCCTGCCGCCCAAATGGAGACATCGGATCGTCGACGACAACAAGACCCTGATGTCCTTTAATGTCGGCGGCAAGCTGTCGATGCTGGACTTCCTCTATGCCGGCACCCGGCGCTCAACCCTAGGCGCATCGCGGTCCTATCGCTTCGCCCACATGACCGAGGTCGCCAACTACGGCGACCCCGAGGGCCTGGAGAACTTCATCCAGACGCTCAGCGAGGGCCACCCGGATAGACTCTTCATCAAAGAGTCGACCGCCAATCACTTCAATCATTTCTACCACATGTGCGAGCAGGCGAAGGAAGACACCCACACTCAGCGCTTCTGCTTCGTGGGGTGGTGGTCGCGTGACGATCAGCGCATCGCTTCATCAGACCCTCGCTATGACGAGTACATGAGTGAGCCTTGGACCGACGAGGAACTCGAACTCAAAGACGAGGTACTCCGTCTGTATAATGTGACGGTAGATGACGAGCAATTGTGTTGGTACCGTTGGAGATCGACCGCCAGGTCGATCGACGAGGGGATGCTGCACCAGACCCAGCCGTGGACCGAGAGCCAGGCCTTCGTCCTCTCCGGCCGGAGCTTTTTCCCCCTCCGCCGCGTAGAGGCCGACATCAAGGAAATCTATCAAGCTGCGCCGGCGCAGGACTCGCCCTATGACTTCACGGCCTTCCGTTATTACTTGGGCCAGGACCTCCCATCCACTACCATCGAGGAAGTCCACACCATCGAGGAGGCCGACCTAAAGGTCTGGGAGGACCCCGTGCCCTGGGGCCGCTACGTCATCGGCGTCGACCCCGCCTACGGCCGCAGTGACTGGAACGACTCGCACGCCATCACGGTGTGTAGGTGTTACGCGGATAGGTTGGTCACCGTGGCCGAGTACGGCACCCCCGAACCCGAAACCTTTCAGGTGACATGGGCACTCGCGCATCTGGCCTCTCTCTATGATGACTGCTACATCAACATCGAGGTCAAGGGACCCGGCGTCGTCATCATGAACGAGCTGCGTAGACTTAAAGTTTGGCTCCAGTCCCAGATGATGGCGACCATTGTCCACGACAAGGACTGGCGCAACATCACCGACAACGCCAAGTGGTATCTGTGGCATCGACCCGACAGCCTTGGTAAGGGTTACGCCTACGGCGTCAACACTACCTATGATCTCAAGATCGCGATCATGAACGAACTTCGGGACAGCTACATCAACCACGCCCTATGGATCAAATCCCTCCGCTGTCTCAAGCAGATGCAGTTTGTGGTACAAGAGGGTGCGGACATTGGGCCGGGTGCCAAGGGCCGCAACCACGATGACTACGTCTTCAGTCTCGCCTTTGCTCACCGGGCGTGGCAGGACTGGGTCCGTCAGGACCTGATCGACCTCGGCTACACCTGGGCGCGCGCGCAACAGGATGACCTCGACCGGCGCACCGGCAGGCCGCCCAATGCTGTCGCCAACATCGTCGCCAACTTCTTCGCCAACAAGGAGCGCGACCGGACCGAGGGGCCGCCCGAACAAGCCTGGTACCGGGAGCGCGGCCTGTGAGCCCGGCCCTCAACAACTTCTACATGCGCTTGCAAGATTACAAGGAGAAGCATGGTGGTGAGTCTCCGCCTGCAATTTACGTGCTGCCGGAAGAGCGCGACCAGATCAAGCATGCGCTCTTCACTTACGATGTAACCTTGGCCGCCGGCCTTCTCTTTGGTGTGCCGGTCAAGGTTGTGCCTTTTGTTGACGACCCCGTCTTCAAGCGGCTCCAAGTCATGGCTCGGTTGGTGGGAGCAAGTATAGAATATCCCCATGAGGCCGTCGCCGAGTTCCTCAAAGACGGTGCCGGCTGGCGCTTTGTGGCAACCGTGCCCGGGAAGCTCTACCCTATAGAGCACACATGGAGTTGACCCATGTTCTTCACCTTGGCGATCAAGAACAGCTCACATCCGTTGGTGCCGCCGCTGGTCATTCACACGCACCCGGTCACCGGCGACCGGATGACCCTTGACATCGCGCGCTACCTGGCCCGTGGCATGATCGAGGAGTTCATCAAGAACAACAACTTGAAGGGTTCCGCCGTGTGGAAGGCGCGCAACGAGGTGGACGATCTCGAACCCAATCACTTCGTTTCCCTTGACAGCCTCACCATCGAGCTTCGCGCAAAGGTGTTATATGATGCCTGACCTCGTCAAGCGCAGGCCCTGGCGATGGTATGAGATGCACCAGTGCCCGATGGCTGACGAGTGCTTTACACCTAGTGAATGTGTCGAGTTCTGTGCACATGCCCCACACGACGTATGGGAGAACGAGGACGAGGAGGAGGCGATGTCGCCGGAGGATGAAGACTATGCCTAGATACATCCGCGTGTACAGGTGCCCAGAATGTTTCCATAAGTGGCGGACCGAGTCGAAGCTAGGCTTCCTGGAGCCGGACTGCCCACAGTGCGGCTTTCATCCCGACCCCCTTCCAGATCGGGTCACCATGCCCGCTATCATCGGCACCCACGCCAAGGCCATCGACGAGGCGTGGAAGGTGGCATCGGAGGACTTCAGCCTGACCGATATGCGGGACAATGCGCAGGAGGGCGAGACGGCCTACAAGATGCCGCCGCAGCCGCCGGCCAACATCATCGGGCCGACCAACTCTGTGGCGAGGGCTGGTGGTTTCATGTGGGGCAACGCCGGCAGCGGGACCGTGCCGCAAATCCCTGTGGCTAGTGTTCTACAGCAGGCGCAAGCGGCCTCGAAGCTGAATGACGCCCAAGGTTCCAATCCCATGCGGAAGTTGCACCAGGCGAGGCCGACGATGACCGCGCACTCGCTGGGCAGCTTTAATCGGAGGTGACGATGCCGGAGCCTCTCACCTGTGACACCTGCAAGTTCTTCCTTGCCCAGCAGCCTGGCCAGCCGCGCGAGTGTCACCGCTTTCCGCCGGCGGTCCAGCTTCACATCGACATGATCTTGCACCCGGAGAGCGGTCAACCGGAGATGCGCGTCACCAAGTATGTCGCCTATCCCGCACCCCAACCGGACTGGCTCGCATGCGGAGAATACAGAGTGGGCATCATCGAGGCCCGCGCCAGCGACCTCCACGGCCTGATTGGGCACCCCCGCCCATCACCGAGGCCGAGGAACGGAAACTAGACGAGAAGGCTAGGACCCTGGGACGGCTCATGGCCCAGATCGACTCCCTGCCGCCGTTCGCCCGGGAGGTCCTCCAGGGCTTACCCAACCCGGTCGACCTCAACCTTGCCCTAGCCGAGGGTTGTCGCACGCAGGCCGACGCCGAGGAGTGGGTGAGGGCTAACTATGGACGGTCCGCCGTCGAACGACTAGCCTGACGGCTTCCACCAATGGCGAGCGTAGCGAGCCATGAGCACACCTGGACCCTACAACTTGGTGATCTACCGGGGTGACACCGGCACCTGGGAGTTCGTGTTGTGGGCCGACGCCGCCAAGACGGTGCCCTTCGATCTTTCCGGGGCCTCCGCCAAGGCTGAGATCAGGAACCGGCCCGGCGGCGTCCTGCTGGCCACCCTTGCAGTATCCATCAACCTGCCGCAGACCATCGTCGTCTCCCTGACCGAGGCCGCGAGCCTGGCTCTCAACGGCGGCGTCTATGCGTGGGACCTGCCGGTGACCATGCCGGGTGGCGGTGTGCAGACCATGATGGCGGGGCCGGTGACAGTGACGGAGGATGTGACAGGGAGCACGTGATGGCCTTCACCGATGTAGCCGTGGTCGATGTCATTCCGCCGCCGCCTATCGTGGTCGATGTGGTGGTGCCGCCGGGTGTCCAGGTGGTGGAGGTTATCGCCGGCACCCAGGGTCCGGCTGGACCACAAGGCCCACCAGGCAACAATGGTGCCGTAGGGCCGATTGGGCCGCCGGGAACGCCGGGTGGGCCTCCGGGTCCGACGGGTCCGATTGGGCCGACGGGTGCTACTGGCGCAGTTGGTCCTCCTGGGCCTACAGGTGCCACAGGGCCGCAGGGACCGACCGGCGCAACAGGTGCAACGGGACCCGCCGGCACCGGCACCGGAGCCAACCCGACATCCCAGGTCAGCGGCACTGTGGTCAATGGCACCTCGGTCAACTTCATGCGGGCGGACGGCGCACCCGCCTTGGCCAATACCACGGTGACGCCAGGCAGCTACACCTACTCGGCGATTACTGTTGACGCGCAGGGCCGGTTGACAGCAGCCGGCAGCGGCACTGCTCCGGTCGCCCCACCTGTTGGAGCCAACCCCACGGCTACGGTTAGCGGCACCGTAGTCAATGGTGTGGCCACTACATATATGCGCTCAGATGCTGCGCCGGCCCTCGCCAACACCACGGTGACAGCCGGTTCCTATACCCTCTCTTCCATCACCGTTGATGCGCAGGGCCGGCTGACTTTTGCCTCGAACGGCGCAGCCGTCACCAGCGTCACCGCCGGCACCGGCCTCTCCGGCGGCACCATCACCGCCAGCGGCACCATTGCTCTTAGTAGCCCGGTCGCTGTCGCTAATGGCGGCACAGGTGTAGGGACGCTGACGGTGAACCGGCCACTGCTCGGCAACGGTACTGCTGCGGTGGTGTCGTCCACGATCATGACAGATGACGGGTCGACGCTGACAGTATCGACGAACCAAGTCATTGGCGCGGCGGTCACCGCGCCGCCGACGCACACGCTGGTCCTCAATGACTGCATCACCACGCCGCAGGCTACAAGTATTGGGCAGGGCTTCTTGACAGTTGCCTCGGATGCAACTGGGCCAGGGCTCTTCCTTGAGGGTTACGGGACGGCAGGTAACAGCGTTGTGGTTGGACGTCGCGCACGCGGCACGGCGGCAGCACCGACAGCCGTGCAGTCAGGTGACATTCTCCTGGCACTTAATGGGGCTGGCCGGGCGGCGACAAACTACGCCGGCGCCAATACCAACATCGTGTTGCAGGCGGCGGAGAACTTCACGGCGACGGCGCAGGGTACACAGATCGTCTTTAATACGGTGCCGACGGGCACCACGGGGTCCAGCAATGTCCTGACGCTTTCCAACAACCGGGGGACGTTTAACGGGTCGGTTTCGGCGTCGGGAGGAATTGTCGGTGTTACCGATGGTAGTGATGCTGCGGCTGGGATGGTCGGGGAGTACCTCGCCGGAGTACAGGCGGCGGTCGCGATGACATCGAGTTCGCCGATCACCATCGCTAGCGTGGCCCTCACGGCAGGCGACTGGGATGTCAATGCCAACCTTGTTTTCACCCCGGCTGGTGGTGCGACGGCAACACTTGGGATAGTCGCACTCAACACGACCACCAATACCCTACCCGCCAGTGTCTTTGACGGCAGCTATACTCAAGTACCCGTGACGGCGGCCGGGCAGTTTGTCCTGGTTTCTGGTACCAAGCGTTTTAGTCTGGCGGCGGCGGCAACAGTCTTTCTCGTTGGGTTTGTGCAGTTTACCGGCGGCACCTGCACCGGGCAGGGGTTTGTTCGTGCACGGCGGGTCCGGTGACTAGGCGGCCTCCTCTTCGGCCGGCGCTTCGTCCTCAGGTGCTTCTTCGCTCTCGCCGGGTTCCTCGACCGGGGGATCGGGTGTAAACATCGTCATGGCCTCCTTGCTGGATGACCCCTCCTTAGAGCTTGGCGGCGCACTCGACAAGGTGTCTCCGCAAACCCCTGTGTCCGGGCGGGTCATCCGGCCCCCGAGGAGTATCCTGAATGTCGTCACCGGGGCCGGCGAGGCCATCGGCCAAGATGTGGGTGGGATGCTCCAGGGCTTAGCTAACTACATCAAGACCCCTGGCATGGTCGCCAGTGGGGAAATACCCATGGGAGATGTGGCCAGGGCGGCGCAGGGCTTTGCCGCCAACACTGCCCTGTTAGGTGCGGGGATGCCTGCCCCAGCTGGTGCCCTCCGTTCACTGGCCGGGGTCAACAAGGCGGCCGCCGTCGACAGCGAGGCCCTGCTGACCGCCAAGGTCATGGCCTCCGGCGGGGCAACCCCGGACCAGATATGGGCTAAGACTGGGCACTACCAGGATGCCTTTGGCAACTGGCGCTTTGAGATACCCGACCAAGGAGCCAAGCTGATTGCTCCGCCGGGCACCGGAGTCACCACCGCCGGCTGGGCCTTCGAGCACCCTGGACTCTTCAGGCAGTACCCTGATCTGGCTGGCCTCCCCGTCAACTTCAGCACGACGCTGGAACACGCAGGGCAAATGAACAAGAACGTCATAACAGGCAGGCCGGCACGGATGTACATCAACGCCAACCAGTCGCCAGAGCAGATACTAAAGACCTTCTTGCATGAAAGCGGGCACGGCATCCAGCTGCTGGAGGATTTGCCGGGTGGGTCCTCGCCGGAGGCATTCCTGCCGTCGGGTCACGCGACCCGGGTATGGAACTATCTCGGCCGTCTCGAACGCTTTAACGACCATCTCAAGACGGCAGGCATCGATCCTGCTGCGGAGGACCTTGGCACCCAGGAACTGAACGAGCTGCGCGAAGATTTGAACCGGGAGGGGACCGCTATAAACGAGGTGGCGGATAGAGCCAGCGCAGACTACCGGCAGGTGGCCGGCGAAATGGAGTCGTTCAACGTCGAGAGGCGGCACGACATGCCGCCGGAGGACCTTAGGCGTTGGTCGCCACCCAGGACCCAGGACACACCCTTTGGCCAGGAGACCATCTCCCCCAATGAGGTGCAGCCGCTGCGCCACCCGATGATCCGGCCGGCCCCTGTCCAGTGGACCTGGCCTAATATACTGTCTGCCCTCGCCGGCCTGAACCAGGGACAGCAGTGATGGCTGACGACGACACGGGTAGGGCTACAGCCGCCGGCCTCAAGCAGGACTCCCCCCAGCTGACCCTGCCTGATGTGTATGTGGGCAAGCCTGCCCCACCGCAACCGCTACCCACACTGGACTGGGGGGCCATCCTGCGGCAGTTGAACAGTTTGGCCGCCGGCTTCCCGACGGGACCGGCCGACACGGTCGACTTGAACCCGGCGCAGCAAGCTGCCCTAGCCAGGAAGCAGCGGGCTGGAAGGGTGCAGGGGGCCGTCGCTGACCCGGGCATCTTCGGCGGCCACCCCCAATCGTCGGGGGACATGGTCGAGAACCCGCCGGCCCCACTGCCGGGATCGAACATGCTGCGCTACAATCCTGCCATCGAGGGACTGCAACGCCTCGGAAGACACGGGCGGCCTGAAGCCGACCCGATGCTCAAGGCCCAGGCTCAGCCGGAGCTTGAGGATCAACGGTTCTGGGGAGCCAATCTCCAGCGCAACCGGGCCTTCCTGAACCCAGGCGCGGCGGCCCCCTACAACACGGCCCTGCCGCCGGCGCAGGAGGCCCAGTTCAGGGCCTGGCTGACCGAGAACCAGGTCCCCTTCAACCCCGATCTGCCCGTGTCGGACTACGACATGCGCGGCTACTGGGCCGCCCTTCAGAGCGGCGATCCACAAGCGAAGCAAGCGGTCGACCCCAACGACAACCGGCCGCACTTCCCCGACTATTGGAAGACGCCGCTCTCCCCCACCTTCTCCAGCGACAGTCAGTGGGCCAATCCCGCGACAGCGCCGAGATGGGAGGGTGACAACTACCAGCTACCCAACGGCCAAATCCTGTGGGACGACAAGGCGCAGAAGTGGCTCGGGCCCAACCCGCCATGGGGACCGCAGAGCCAGGCCCCGCAGCCGGCGCTGCCCCGGATGGGTGGCCTGCCCTCCCCCCTCCAGGGTGTGCCGGGTGTGCAGCCCCAGACGGCTCCGCTGCTTCAGCAGGCGGCCCTCCTGCGTATGTTGCTGCCGGGGGGAATGGTGGGGCCGGGCGGCTATAAGCCAATGCCGGGGACCCAGGACAACCCGCTGTTGCAGCCTGGAGAAGAGGGTGCGGTGGTGGGGTCGAGGCCAGTGCCCGGCAGTCGGGACCGCAATCGCTTCTTCAACCCCAATGGATTGGCCCCCTATAATGCGCCCGGTCAGCCAGACGACCGTAGTCAGGAGACATGATGCACACCAGCGGATCGCGAGCGTAGCGAGCGATGGCCAGGCGGAGCCAGACACCCAGTCACGCGGCTAATCTGGGCCGGATACCCCGGCGGGATGTTGGGGCGTGGTGCCAGGAGATCATTGCCAAGTGCACCGTGAGCCGGGATGATCGGGTCAGGCAGGCGCAGGTCTACAGGAACTTCTATTATACCGGGACGGATGACGGGCAGGGGGCCGTCGACAATGAGATTTACCCGGCGGTGGATCATCTGGCCTCGTCGCTCTTTAGCCCCGTCAACCCAAGATTTGTCTTTAGCTTTGACCATAGCGATACGCCGGAGGAGCGGGCCAAAGGACACAAGGCCGCCGAGCATCTCAGCAAGGAGTTCTCACGAAGAGGGGTCGACAATGCCTTTGCCGCCGCCGTCAACTGGGGCCTCATCGACAGCTCCTGCTTTGTCAAGCTGCTATGGGGCCGGAAGGGCCTCGACCCCTATGTGATCGCCCAGGGCTTTATGGGGGTCTACTACGAGGGATTGCAGGGCCTCGACCGGCAGGACGCCTTTGTCCACACCAGCTTCATGACGCTGGGGTCCTTCGAGCGGAGCATCGCGGACCACCCCGAAGAGCGGGCGATCAAGAACTATGTCAGGAGAAGGGCGAGGGCTGACCCGACGATCATGGGCCAGCAGCACGACGTGCGCACGTTGTTGATTGGCGGGACCATCCCGGTCAACCTGACGCCCCCCCAATCGAGTATTCCGGGGGGCTGGGTCAACTGGGTCAAGGGACCGCGCCCACAAGTCGATGCCCAGACCCTTACCGAGCTTGTCCAGATCGACGAGCTGTGGGTGATCGACAACGACCGGGAGGACTACACCACCTTCCAGCTGGTGGACGAGCTGGTCATCGAGGGCAAGCTCCAGCGGCGCAACTTGTTGGGCATTAGTGGGCACCAGCCGTTTGTGCAAGTCGTGCCCAATCCTGTGCTCGACTACTTCTGGGGGAGGTCCGAGGCGGCCCAGCTGATGATGGCCCAACAGGCGGTCACGGCCCAGGTCAACGGCATCTCGCGGACCATGCGGATGCAGGAGGACCCGCCGATGACCTTCAACGGGATGACCGGCAACATCGACGAGAAGCGAAGTACACTCATGAAGCCCGGCGGCCGCCTTGCGGAAAATAACCCGCAGTTCAAGGCCGAGAACATGGCCCCCAAGTTGGCCGAGCAGGCCCTGCCTTTCCTGGGAGATTTGCGGGAGAACTTCCACCGGCAGAGCGGGTTTGAAGCGCCGGTGTCAAGGGGCATGGGCGAGCAGGGTGTGAGATCGGGCGTACACGGCGAGACGATGGTGCGGATGGCCTCGCCTAGACTAAGGGACCGGGCACTCGACATCGAGAAGACCTACGCCGAGTTGGGCGACCTCGGCTTCCAGATGTTGCAGGACAAGGTGCCCGACATGTTCACCGTCCATGTCGAGGGCCAAGCCAAGCCAGTAGAGTTTATCCTGGACCAATTGGCGGATGACTACGATCTGTCGGTAGACAGTCATAGTGCAAGTCCGGCCTTCTCGGAAGAAGCAAGGTCACTTGCCTTTGACTTGGCGAGGACCAAAGCCATTGATGACAAGGGCCTAATCCGCTTGACACACCCTCCCCAGGAGGACACTCTTCTCGCCGACATCGACGAGCGCCGGAAGAAGCAGGCAGAGATGCTTGCAGCTCACCCGGAGATGCTACGGTCGTCTGGTCGAGGCCGAGGCTAAGACCATCCCTGTCCCTGGGTAGGGTGTCTCCCCGGGACGCTCAAAGGAAGGAGGCCCTCCATGGCACGTCGCATGGGTCGTCGGCACCGTCGGGGCCGGCGTAAGTAACCAAGGGTTGGAGGGGGATAGAGGATGCCGCCGCCGCCAGTAGGCATGTTGGGACCACAGCCTCCCTTCGGCTCCGCGCCCATCACGCGTCCTAGCGCCAGCCTTGGTAGCGCCGCAAACGGTTCCGCCATGGTTGGGCAAGCGGTGAACATGCTGGAGAAAGCACTTTCCGATATTCCCCCCCAACACCCTCTCCACAAAGAAGTTCTCAGGGCCATCAGCAACCTGACCAAGGTTGCGCCACCTCAAGCCCAGTCGCCTGGTGTCGGGCTGGAAGCCCTGAAGCAGATGTTGGCAGGCTCACAGCAGCAATCCCCGTTGGCTGCCCTGCTGGCTGGTCGCGGGGGAGGCGGCGGCGGGATGCCCGGAGTCATGCCACCGCCTGCTATGGGGGCTGGCGGAGCACCTCCTGGTCCCGGCGCGCCCCCCGGCGGTCCACCCGGTCCGCCGCCACCACCAATGTAGGAAAGACATGCCGTTCAAGGGCCACAGGAAGCCGCTTCCAGAGGTTCCGCTTCGGGGCCGGAAGGAGTCGCGTCTGGCCGGCGAGCTGCTGTACTTCACGGGGAAGCAGTGCCTGCGCGGACATGTAGCTGCACGTTATGTGGTCGATGGCCGGTGTATGGAATGCAGCCGCCAACGCTTTCGGGACCAGGGCTATTCCAGAAACTACAGGGCCGCTCACCTGGATCAGGTGCGGTCGACATCCAGACGCAGTGCTTATCGGACGAGAGTGAACGATCCGGTATGGGGGCTTTACATAGGTGCTCGTAGCAGGGCGCAGGCGCGGGGTATCGACTTCTCCATTGAGAGGTCTGACCTGGACATGAACCAGGGCATCTGCCCGTGTTGTAGCCGGGAGATGTTTCCGGGTAAGAACAAGGGCGGTCCCGCCGCCGACTCGCCGTCGGTCGACCGGCTCGACCCAAGACAAGGTTACGTTCCAGGTAATGTTGTGGTGATTTGCTGGGCCTGCAACAAGTTGAAGGGCAGCGCTACCATAGAACAGTTAGAGAATATGGTGGCGTGGCTCAAGAGAGTGTTGGGGGAAAGCAAGGTCATTCACTTGAGGAGTATTCCAAATGGCTGACAGGAAGTTCCCCAGAGCTTACCGTGACTCGGTCCCGCAAGATCTCGACGCGCCCGACCCGATGGTGGTCAGGGTGCCGTTCAACAACATGGACATCGGGGCGCGCAAGAGCGTTACGCGCTCGATCAAGGACGTGAACAACATGAACATCAGTCACGTCCCCGACGCCAACTCTCACTAGGAGCGGGCGATGGAGATCGATGACGCCGACGCCCAACTGTTAGCCACGGTCAAGCGCCTGGGGGGGATGCCGGCGCTTGACCAGATGTACCGGGCACACACGCTGCACACGACGCTCCATGGGGACCCCAATGTGCGGACCCACTACGAGCGGCTGATCAAGCACAAGTATCCGCAGGCCCAGACCACCGACGACATCGCCGCTCCCTATGTGCGGGAACTCAATGCGACCGCCGAGCGGGTCAAGAAGCTTGAGGATGAGCGGGTCGCCGAGCGGGATGCCGTCCTGATGGAAAGACGGCAGTCGAGCTTCAACGAGGCTTGGGGGCAAGCCGTCAAGGACCACGACATGACCGCCGAGGGCGAAGACGCCCTGGCCAAGTTCATGGAGAAGGAGAAGCTGCACGATCCCGAGAGCGCAGCCCTCTTGTATTTTAAGCGCAACCCGAAGCCGCAGTCTCCGCAGGAGAGTGGGGGGCTCGCTCCCAAGACATGGGGGGTGGGGCCGCTGCCCGGCGAGGACCCCGAGTCCTCCAAGCTTCTGCTGGAGAATCCGGAGCGCTGGGCCGACAACGAGGCCTACAGCGTGCTCAATGAGATGCGTGCTACAAGTCGATGACTACGGACCTTAAAGTGGAGAACAAGTAATGCCCCAGTTCGGCAGCGGCATTATTCCAAGTGGGCCTGTAGGCCTCGAACTTGCTGCAATCACCCGGCGGGCATTCATCCCGGCCTTGGTGGTCCAGATATACAAGGCCCACCCGGTCTTGAGCCTGCTGCTGGGTAATGCCCAGAGGGCGGCCGGCGGCGTCTCGTCGGTCACAGTGCCGACGCAGGGGGCGTCGTTTGTCCAGTATAGCTGGGCCGGGTTTGACGGCGCATTCCCGCAGCCGACGGACCTGACCGCCGTGCAGAATGCCGAGTTCAACCTCAAGCTTGGCGTCGTGCCCATCCCGTTCCTGGGGATGGAGGCACTGGTCCAGGCAACCGAGGTCGTCATCCCCCGGTTGAGAGCCGTCATGGCCGACGCCAAGGCTGTCGCCACCCAGAGCATCGCCTCTGCCCTCTACCAGAACAACCAGAACGCTCCCCTCCAGGTCGACAGCTTCTCACAGGCCTATGACAACGGGGCCAACGTCCCGACGTACGGGGGCATCAACCGGAACGCCAACCCGTTCTGGAAGTCCAACCTGATCGCGGTCAACACCAACATCTCCACCCGGGTGGGCATCGCCTCCAGGATCGCGCAGCTGACCTTCCTGAATGGTGGGGAAGCGCCGGACTTCGGGGTCATGTCCTTCGGCGACTGGACTACCCTCATGCAGGACTTCATGGGGGCCGAGCAATTCAGGACCAGCCCAGGCTCTGTCTATGGGATGGACGACAGCGTGAATGCCGGGTTCCGGTGCCTGACGGTCCTCAACGTGCCGATCTTCCCCGATCCGTTCTTGCAACAGGGGACGATGTACCTGTTCAACACCAAGTATATCGCGATGTACATCAGCGAGGACGCGCCGTTCCTGTTCTCCGGGTTCGAGAGCACCATCCCCAACTTCCAGATCGCGAATATTGGGGTGATGATCGTGGCCTTCAATGTGGTCTGCACCAAGCCTGTGACGGGCATGCAGTTGACTGGCATGACCGGCAACGCTTTCTAGGAGAACGTTGTATGCCTACTATTCGCGGCACCGGGCTTCCCCTCACCCTCGGCAAGGCGACCACCAACACCGAGAGCCTTGCTGCTGGTGCATCGCGGGTTCTGCCGGCGGGTGCCAACGCTGTCCATCTGGGCCAGTACAGCTTCATCCAGTATTTCGACCCGGTGTGGAATGTGAACACCGCGTCGAATGCTGGGCCGACGGGCGAGTGGAAGACTTGTCCTCGGCCCTGGAACGGCTGGATTTATGTCGAGAGCGACGGCGTCAACCTGCGGGTCGCCAACCTGTCAGGGTGCGTGCTGGGTGCAGTGCTGACGGCGGCAGGCAGTGGCTATACCAGCCCGCCACTAGTGACGGCGAGTGCCGGCGGCGCTCAGTTTAGCGCCATCGTCGGCGGCTTGGTTAACACCTCACAGAGTTTGCCAGCCAACCCAGGCTCCGGCTACACCATTCCTCCGAGGTTGTTGGTCAGTGCTCCGCCGCCTGGTGGAGTGCAAGCGACTGCCCACACGACGTTGTCGGGAGGCGTAGTCAACACCATCGTCGTGGACAACCAGGGTGCCGGCTATGTCAGCCCGCCCCTTGCCACCTTCGTGACCGACCCCAACGATACGGGATCGGCGATCAACCCGGCGGGGGCGAGTGTCCAGAACACCCCCAACTCGATGACGTTGAGCCTGACGGGTGCCGGGACGATTGCGGCCGTCGTCATGACCAATCCGGGCCTGCCCCAAACGGCGGTGCCGACGTTGGCGTTTGCGGGTGGTGGTGGGACGGCGGCTGCGGCCACGGCGGTGATGAACTTCTCCGTCACCGGCTACACTGTATCGTCCGGTGGCACCGGCGTCCCGGCGGGCACTGCTCTTATCTCCACCGGCGGCATCGTCGCGGTGACCCCGATCCATGTGAACCCAAGCATCGAGGCGGGTCTGATCCTGCCCCGACAAGCCAAGATCGTGCCAGCACTGTCGGGCGGTGCCATTGTGCCAAGCGGCACGACGCCGCCGCTCGCCGTTGAGGACTGGGGCATCGGCTTCTCGGCCATCCCCAATCTGGCGATCCTGTCGGGGTCCGGCACGGAGACGACCGGCGCGACCGTCGCCGCGACCGTCGGCGGCAACCTCGATATTATCTACATCCAGTCGTTGACGGGTTGATCCGATGAGAACGCCTGGGATCAGTGGGACGCTGGCCTTTACCGAGGGGGTCTTCACCGGCCCCTTCTTTGGGCCGTTCGCCGAGGTCGGCGTCAACAGCACGGTGGGCAACATCCCCGGCTCCCCCCAGGACCTCACCGGGGTGCCGACGGGTGGAGCGAGCCATGTAACCCTACTGTTGAACGGTGCTCAAGTCGGCGGCGTCAACTACACGCTGCCGACTGTGGCGGCCATCGTGGCGGCGCAAGGGGCACCCTTTGCTCAACAGGACATCATCGGCTGGTGGTATCGGCTGCGTATTGTCAATGTCGGCTCCGGGCAGATCATTACGGTGGTGCTGCCGGCAGGTGGCGGCTGGACCTTTACCGGCAGCCTTCTCACCATAGCCAACAACACGTTCCGGGATTTCGTCGTGCAGATCCTCTCGCCGACGACAGCGAACCTGATCAGCACTGGTGTGGGTACCTACTCGTGAGCCGCGATGGCGCTGAATGCCTACCTTAATGCGCTGCAAATACTCCTGCACGATCAGGCTGGACTTGCGTATCCGCAGTCGGTCCTGACCGGCTTCATCAACGAAGCACGGCAACAGGTTGCCCTGGAGAGCGAGAGCATCCGGGGCCTCGGCTCTGTCGACACGGTAGCGAGCCAGTCAGAGTATCTGAATAGCACGGTGGTGCCGCCGGCGTACCCGACGGGCATCGCCAACTTGATCACGCCACGGTCTATCCAATTCGATCCAGGGCTGGTCTTGGCCGACGGCCGGACCCCACAGGTGACGCTGGTTAAGAGGAACTGGGACTGGTTCAACTTTTATGAGAGCGGCATGGCGAGGCGGCCACCAGGGCCGCCTAGAGTCTGGGCACCCTTTATAATGGGGACGCCGACGTTGCCTCAAGGCGGCATATCGTCGGGCACAGTGGCCGGCGGCACCTTTTTCATCAACCAGCCCAATGCCGTCTATACATTGATAATAGATGGGACCTGGGGGCCGGCGAACCTGGAGACGGATGATGACCCGGAGGCGCTGCCGGGTCCTTTCAATGATGCCGTCCCCCTCTACGGGTTGTACCTGGGCTTTATGGATGCCAGGCTCAACGAGCTGGCCCAACAGGCGTTGCAGGTCTACGAGCTGTTCATGACCCGGGCGCGCGGCATCGTCACGCCGCTACCGGAGCAGAATGCCTTCCCTGGTGGCCTGAATGCGCGTCGCCTGCCAGGGATGGCCCCGCCTCAGAGGGGTGCTGGGGCGGGGCCGCCTGCCCAAGGGCAGGGTGGTGGCCAGGGCGGTGGCTAATGCAGCTGGCCGAGTATCTCCAGAGAGTCCAGAGGGTGCTGACCGATCAGACCTTTCAGCGCTTCAACATCGACGATCTGGTCCAGTATGTCAACGAGGCGCGGGTCTTTGTCGCCCTTGAAGGTGAGTGCTGTAGAGGATTGGTCCCTAGCACGGCAGGGATTGGGGATCTCACTCTAACAAATGGGGGGTCTGGGTACACAAGTGTGCCGGAGGTAGTGATCTCGCCGCCACAACTTGGTACAGCCGCCACCGCCCAGGCCTTTATTGGTGGGGACCAGGTTACCTTCGTGCAACTGTTGACGCCGGGCGACGGCTACTCGACCTTTAGTACACCGGCGATCAACTTTGTGGGAGGGGGAGGAACAGGGGCGACGGCCACCTTTACGTTGATGCCCTTCGCCCAAGCCATCTTTGGCCAGGAGGTCTACACTCACCAGAGCCTGAACCCCATACTAAGAGGCAGCGCGGCAAGCCCGGGCCTCAACGAGATTGTCAACATCAGGAACTGCGCCGTCTCGTGGGGATCGATGAAGCCGATGATGAGGTACATGACATGGGGCGACTTCCAGGCTTACCTCAGATCATACAACGTCGCTGCGCAGGGCTTCCCCCGTGTGTGGTCACCCTACCAACTGGGGACCAATGGGAGCTTCTACCTGTGGCCGATCCCGGCCCAGAACGCACAGATGGACCTGGACTGCACCTGCACACCCATCGACCTGGACATGGCCAACAACGAGATATACGACGCCATACCGAGGCCCTTCGACTTGGCTGTCGCGTATAAGGCCGCCGAGATCGCCTGTCTGAGTGAGCCTGACCTGGCAGGGCGAGCGCCGCAGATGGACGCCCAGTACCAGATGCGGATGAGGTTCGCCTCGATGACGGCCTCTGGAAGAACGATCATACCGGACTACTACAACTCAGCCGGCATGGCCTGATGGCTCAAGGCCAGCAGGCAGCCAGAGGCGCTGGCCTGGCGACGGGACTGCCCGGCGAACTCGAACTCTTTAGTCCGTTCCCGTTCAAGGGGATGGAGGTCAAGGGGTCGCCGACGGCGATCGACGATGCCGACTTCGCGTGGCTTGAGAACGTCATGTGGATCGGCAACGGGCAGATGGCCTTCCTGGCCAGCAGTGCGTCGAGTCCTTTCTACACCAGCACGCCGCTTACCATCGCCACCTACCAGTTCTTTGTCCTAAACGGCAACGAGTTCTTCGTTGTGTTCCTCAGCGACGGCTCGTCCGTAGAGTTGGACATCCCAGGCGCGGCGGTGATACCGATGGCACCGGCGGGGACCTTTACGCTGGGACCGACGCTGCCGGTCAGTGCCACGTATGGTGCCAAGTATCTCTGCATCGGGAGCGCCGACAGCTATCACATCTGGGACGGAAGCGTGCTTTATGGGCCGGGGGGCCTGGCACCACAGGTCACGGTAACGTCGGCGGGCCAGAATTATACGTCTGCGCCGACGGTGACTATTGTAGGAGGTAGTGGGACGGGGGCGACTGCCTTCTCACAGATCGTCAACGGCTCGGTGACCAGCATTACCTTGACTAATCCTGGCACCGGCTACGGACCTCATGACGGCGGTTCACTACAAGTGCTGATCACCGGCGGCGGCAATGCCGACAGATTGGCGACGGGTGCAGCAGCCATCGGCGGCGGCGGCGTGATCAGCGTGCAGATAGTGGATGGCGGGACGGGCTACACCAACCAACCGACAGTGACTTTCTCGGGAGGGGGAGGCTCGGGGGCGACAGCCGTAGCGGCAGGGACCGCCAACAGCATTACCCAGATTACGGTTGTGACCCCAGGCTTGGGATACACCTCTGCCCCTACTGTGACCATTGGAGCACCCGCCGGCGGCGGCAACACGGCCACAGGTATTGCGGTCGTCAGCCTCAACGGGATCAACACCGTGACGGTGACCGACGGGGGGGCCGGCTACACCAGTACTCCCACCGTCCAGATCACCGATCCCTTTGGGTTTGGCTTCGGGGCAGTGGCGACGGCCAACATGGGGGCCGGCGTCGTCACCAGTGTGACCGTCATTAATCCAGGGCAGGATTATCATGATGCGGTGGTGACCTTTGTCGGCGGCAACCCCAACGTAGCCACGGCAACGGTCGAGCTGATGCCGCAGGGCGGGCAGAACCCGGTCAGTGGGGCGGCCATCCAGGTCTTCAAGAACCGGGTATGGATGGTCAACAACACGTTTCGGTATACAAGTGCCGGCGGCGACGTGGCTGACTTCAGCGCTGCTTCGGGCGGCATCATCTCGCAGAACAACGACAACTTCCTGATCTACCACCTGTTGGGGCTGGCCCAGTCATCGGGGTTTCTTTATGAGTTCGGCGATAGCTCGGTCAATGCCATCAGCAACCCGACCACGACAACGGTGGGGGCGACGAGCACCTCGCCGGGCGTGACCAGCACCACCTTTACGGTCACCAATGTGGACCCGCAGGTGGGCTGCATTTGGCCGCAGACCATCCAGAACTTCGGTGAAGCGATTATCTTCGCCAACCCCACCGGCATCTATGGGCTGTATGGGTCCTCGGTAAGAAAGATCAGCACCGACCTCGACGACCTCTTCAACAACCTGCCGGACCAGTCGGGCATCCTGCCGACGGCCTGCACAGTTCACCTGTTTGGTATCAAGTGTTATTGTATATCGATGCAGGTGTTCGATCCCTACCAGAACCTGGTGAGGAACCTGCTGCTGCTGTGGGACGGGTTCAAATGGTTTAGCGCCACCCAGGAACAACTGATGTTGTACCTGGCCACTGTTGGCGTCGGCGGCCAATTCATCGGGTATGGGGCCGATCACCAACATATCTGGGAGATGTTCTCCAGGCCGAGCGTGACGCTGACCAAGACCATGATCAGCAAGCTCTACGGCGCTACGTCGGCTCTGAAGGCCAAGCGGGCGATGAGGTTTTATCTGACGGCTGAGCAGCCCATGCAATATGAGGTAGTGCTCCACTCGGAGTTCGGCGATGTGAGCCTGGGGCCGCTGGGCTATCCCAATCCTGGCGTCATTATGCCTTCGCCGCCAGGTGCGTATGGGAGGAGCTTCGCGGTCCAGTACCAGGATGCACAGGGCGTCTGGGGCCACTATCTGGGGTGGACATTGACCTCCACGGTGGCGGCGAATAATATCAATTACATGGCTCTTGCGTGGCTCCCCGATGCCCCAGCCTTCTGATGATGACGAGATGCACGAGTTCCACGGCGAGGTCCTTGCCGAGACGGAGCTTGCCTGGAAGTTCGCCGACGGCCGCAGAGCAGTGTGGCTGCCCAAGAGCCAGTGCGAATGGGACGAGCCGACCATGCTGGTCCCCGAGTGGCTGGCCATCAAGACGGGGCTGGCCTGATGGCCGTCCAGGTCTACGATCCCGACCGCATCACACCCATCGAGTTGGGGTGGAAGCTCCGCGAGGCCGGCTACGACCCCGACAAGCTGACCGAGCTAGGCCAGATCATGGGCATCGACCTGCTGGAGATACTGGCCGGCTGGGCACCCGTCCTGGTCAGGGTCCTCAGACCGCAGCGGATGACCTGGTGGGAGTGGCTGAAGAGTTGGTTCAAGAGGAGAAGATGATGCCGAGATGGAACAAGCCCGACGAGGCGGACTGGCCGCAGGGCCACGTTTGCAACGTGACGCCCAATGGGAAGACCTACGAGCAAGGGTCGCAGTCTCCTTTCGCGAATGGCTTTCTCGGAAGAGGTTGCATGGACACCACGCAGGTGGGGACCAAAACCATCGAGAGGCCGGCGGCCAACACCAACCGCTCGGGGGAGAGCCGGGGAGGAGGCTTCTGATGGAACAATGGGACGTGCCACCGGAGTGTGAAGGACCGAGCGGCCTAGCCGGCCAGAGTGCTGTACCCGAGGCCGAGTTGCACCGCTTTCATATCGAGCAGTGGACGCGGACCTTAACGGAGGCCGCCGTTATTCGGGAGGACCCGGAGAAGATGGCAGCGATCCGGGCCTATGTCAGGGAGCGGCGCGACGAGCTTGCCAACTTGCTCGACAAGCTGTAAGTTGTTGATGAACCTTGCGCCCTCTAATGTGTACCTGCACGTACACGGCTTGGGACCGGGATTGAATGAAGCCCGGTACATCCGCTCCGGCGGGGCTGTCGTGCAGGACTACCCTGCCGAGAGCGCCAACCCGAGGTGCGAAGGGTGCGGCTCCTCGTTGCCCGTGCCTAGCGCCTACTGCCTTTTGGCGACGGGTGCGCTGCGTGTCACTATGGGTGTCCTGTGCCGCAAGTCCGTAGTGAGGGTATGCACAGCATGCCAGCCAGCAAGGCCGCCGCATCAGCGCTTGGTTGAACTGAGCACAGGCAAAGCACCCCGGGGAGATGGGATGTCTCCCCGGGGCTACCAACTGAACGAGGCTTGGATGACGCTGGTTGGCATTCTATCAGCAGGCAATACGCCGCAGCAACTGTCGGCGTGGAGCTTTGCACATGCCCGTGACCACGACGACATCGACGCGGCGCTTGCCGCCGCCGGTTTCCCGCAGCCGACGATCCCGCTTGACCCGCTGCCGGCGCTCGACAACGCCTTCTTTTGGCTGATCAATCACCAGCAGAAACACAATGCGATGAACGCTGCCTTTGGTCTTACGGGGGACGACTTGACCAAGTACGACTTCACCAACAAGGAAAACCTCGACGCCTTTGTCGGCGTCAATTACTCGGAGCATACCAGCGTTTACCAGGTGTTCGCGGCGCAGGGCGTCCTCGTCGGTGGATGAGATGCTTGGTTATAACTATGACATTGAGGCGATCCTAGGTGTGCTGCCCAAGCTAGAGGAGGCGTGGCAGGAAGAGCGGTGGCGTCAACGGTTGCCTTACACGCCGCACCGGGACAGCGAGACGATATTCTTGAGAAGACAGCCGGGTGACCGGCCACGGGACGTGCTGCACCAGCTTGAGGTGGTAAACACGCGGCACTGCCAAGGCGTACTGGCCGAGGCGGTTGCGGCTATTGCGCTGCGGGCTGAGGGCCAACCGGGCCGGGCGATGTTGGTGCGTCTGGCCCCCGGTGGCCGGGTGACACCCCATGTCGATATTGGGGTCTATGCCAAGGCGACGGAGCGTTATCATTTGGCGTTGCTGACCAACCCCGGTGCGTGGCTCGCTTGGGGAGAGCGGCGCTGCCATCTGCCGGCGGGTATGATCGGGGCCTTTGACAAGCACACCGAGCACTCGGCGGGCAATGATGGGGCGGAGGGGCGGGTGCACTTGATTGTCGATGTCTTCCCCGATGATCCGCTGTAGGGTCACGACATTCGACGAGGCGCTCCCTGAGATCGAGGGAGTGCTGGACGCTCATTGGCAAGAGGTCGGCAGCTACCGCGACCAGTTCACTCGATGTATACATTATGAAGAGTACCGGATGCTCGCCGCAGCGGGCCGCCTGTTGACGGTGGTGGCGAGTAATGAAGCAGGGGGATTTGCAGGGTATTTCATAGGTGTTCTCGGGCGGGACTTGCACCGCAATAGTCTGATGAAACCGGAAGAGCGGGTCGTCACCCTTGGTGCACTTGTCTATTACATGCGGCCCGAGTATCGTGGACATGCCCGGACGCTGATCCGTTTTGTCGAGCGATACGCCGTAGAGCGGTATGGCGCGCAGATCATCAACATCCGGGTGAAGACGGAAGCCAATGCGGCGGATGCCTTCCTCACGCTTTTGGGCTATAGGATT